TTGGAACCCCTAATCGTCAATAAATCTTTTTTCAGTTTCTTGCAACAATTCTCTAGCAATGGACAATCCTTCAATTTTTCCGACAAGTCTTTGATATTCCTCGAAATTACTAGGTCTGCCGGATGATAAATGGTCAGTGACAGCATCCATCTCCTCCTGTATTTTTTTTATTATAGGGGTGTATATTGTTTCATTTCTACTCATCTTGTAGCTGCTTTGCTGCATCCATTACAAGTTTTGCTTCCTCTTTTTGATCTTTTGAAGCATCTGTTGCTAACTTAGCAGCAATTCTTACACCTTCTCTTCTGTCTTCAGATTGTAATCTCTCTTTCTGAGCTTCTTCATTCATTTTAGCTTTTTGCGCTTCTAGTTCTAATTTAGCTAAATCCATTTGCTTTTTATGTTGAAGCTCTTGTTCTTTTATTGCGAGTTCTCTTTGTTGTATTTGTGTAAGAGGATCTTGCTGTTGCTTCATGGCTTCTTGCTGCTGTGCTTCTGCTGTATTTTGTTTCAATAGCTTTTCAGCAGCCTCTGCTGTAATTCTAGAAAGCTCCTCTTCTGTATCTTCTGGCAAAGGTTTTTCTTCATTTGGCATTGCGACACCAAGATTCTTTTCTATTTCTTTTCTATATTGAAATGCCACATGTTCTGTAATATGTGCTGACAAAGCTGCCTGTATAGCCCCTGCAAAAGGCGATTGCCCTACAATTTCTTTAATCTTTGGATCATTTGCCGCTGCCATGTGAACTTTAATATGTGCCTCGTGATCTTGATACTTAAACGCTTTTACTGGCTCTTGTTTTAACATTGCCATGTTCTCTGTTACTGGATCTGATGGCTTAATATCATCTGGTAACTTAATTATTTCTTTAGCATCTTGTATTCCTAAAACCTCTAGCATTTGTCTATGTAATTTACCCATATCATATAATTGTGGTGCTTGCTGTGCTAATTGCAAAGCTGCCTGATACTGCATAACTCTTTGAGACATTGTAGCTGCGTTAGGATCTGACACAGGAATAACATCTACCCTATCATCAAAGTCCTTTGTCCTGTCGAAGTCACCTTCCATCTCATATGCGTATTCACCATCCATATAATCACGGATAACATTTGATAATAACCTCAACTCATTTTTCAATGCTGCATGAAGCCTAGCTTGTACGCCAGACATAACTTTCATCGATCGCTCCATAAGAGCAAGAGTTGTCCCTACTGGCGCTTGGGCGTTGATGTCTCCGACTTGTATATCCGCAACGGAGCC